ACATCCTCGAACAGTCGATGAACTTCTATCTCACCGTAGGAGACAAGGAGTACTACCCCGATTCGAACCGCATGTTCTTCATGCAGGGCTTCGGCGGCTGCGGCTTCAAGAAGGTCTTCCGCTGTCCGATCCGCAGGAAGCCGCTCATCCGCGCCATCGATGCCGACGACGTGATCGTCTCGGATAACGAGATTTCGCTGCAGGAATGTGGCCGGGTCACACATCGTATCAAAATGCGACAGAGTGTGTTGCGGCGGATGCAGCTCGCCGGGACGTATCTGGACGAGGATATGATCTCGCCGTCTCCGCCCGACCCGGATTCAGTTGAGCGCGCCGAGCGGGATATTGCGGGGTTGAGCCCCTACACCTCGCGCCCCGAGGATTACACCCACACGATCTACGAGTGCTACTGCGAGCTGGACATCGCGGGCTTTGAGCACAAGGAGAAGGGCAAGATCACCGGTCTGCCGCTCCCTTACCGCGTCACCATCGACAAGGACTCGCAGACCATCCTGGAGGTTCGTCGCAACTGGAAAGAGAGCGACGACCGCTACCTCAAGCACATGCCCATCGTAAAGTACCCGTTCGTGGAAGGTCTGGGCTTCTACGGGATAGGTCTTCTCAACATCATGGGCAACGCGACTGCCGCCATCACCACAGCGTGGCGATTGGCCCTGGACAGTGCAGCGTTCAGCTCCTGGCCAGGGTTCCTCTACTCAGAGACCGTAGGTCGCCAGGACACCATGAGCTTTCGGGTGGGCCTGGGTGCTGGAGTGAGGATCAATACTGGCGGCCAGCCCATTGGCCAGAACGTGATGGCGCTCCCCTACAAGGATGTGACGCCAGGACTCGTTCAGGTCACCACGCATATCGAGGAGGAGGCACGTCGTGTCGGTGGGACGCCCGAATTGATGGTCGGGGAGGGACGGCAGGACGTTCCTGTCGGCACGACGCTTGCCATGCTCGATCAGGCAGTGAAAGTCCTGGATTCTGTCCACAAGGGCATGCACATCGCCCAGGCCGAGGAGTTCAGTCTGCTCCGGGATCTGTTCATCGAAGACCCGGATTCTCTCATTTGCTCCAAGATGTCGCCCGCGCGGGAGCTGGACCGGGCCGATCTGGTGCGGGCGCTGGAGGAGTGCAACCTCACCCCGCAGGCCGATCCCAACACCCCGTCGCACACCATAAGGGTCATGAAGGCGGTCGCCCTCGTCCAGCTCGTGCAGCTCAAGCCCGATGAGTGGGATGTGCCCTCGGTGATCCGCCGGGTGGCGACCATGGTCGGTATGGGCAGTGTCGATGACCTAATGAAGAAGGAGAGCGATCAGCCACAGCAGGGTATGGACCCGAAGGTCATGGCCGACATGGCCGAGATCCAGTTCAAGGTCATGGAGCTGAAGCAGAAAACCCAGGATGCCCAGCAGCAGGGCATGATCGATGTGCTCGCGGAGAAGATGGACGTGCTCAAGGAGTACATGAAGCTTGCCAATAACCGTGAGGAGCGAGCGTCCCGCGAGAAGATCGAGCAGAACAAGCTTGATATTGAAACTATGAATCTGGCCGAGGGCGCGTTGATTCATCCTCTAGCTGGTCCTGTCGCGCAGGAGTTTGTGCGAAGTTGGCCGCAAATCTCAGGGCCGAGCAGGGGCCGCATCATATGAGCAAGGCGGACGGGAGATTTGAGCCGAAGCACGGCGAAGCTGACAGGACGCCAGAGTGGAAGGCGTGGAGGTCAATGCGGGAGCGTTGCAGCAACAAGAAACACAAGAATTATGCAGACTACGGTGGTCGTGGCATCAAAATCTGTGAGCGATGGCAGGAATACGCGAACTTCATAGCGGATATGGGTCGCAGGCCTTCGTCCAAGCACAGTCTCGACCGCGTTGATAACGAGGGCGATTATACGCCAGAGAACTGTCGCTGGGCGACGTGGCCAGAGCAGGCAAACAACCGGCGGCTTCCTCCCAGTAAAACGGGTTTTCGTGGCGCGGTGTTTGTGAGAGGTCGGTATATGGCGACAGCTTGGGTCGCTGGGCGGTCCCGCTATTTCGGTTATTACGCTACGCCTGAAGAGGCTGCAGCGGCCACAGAGCGCGGAAGGGCGTCGTTCGAGCTATGAAAATCGAGAATGTAAACCGTGGAATCTGGTACGTGTACCTTCGGAGGAGCATTTGGCGGCTCGCGCTGGGTTGGCCGCTCATCGTCTATGTCGGCTGGCGGCGTGAACCACGCGACATGCGCTGAAGGAGAAGGATCATGAGCCACCCCTATGCTTCGCAGGCGAAGGCCTCCCAAAAGCGGCGTCTGAGCAAGCTCGGTGCCACGGCTGGCAAGAGCTTCGGCTCCAGCTCGATGTACAAGAAAACGAGCTATCCGGCGAAGAACGCTGGCACTTCGCGTGAGCTGACCATCTCCGGCGGCTCCGCCAAGAAGCGCGCGGATCGTGCGCCGCAGAAGCTTGCGAGCGGCGGATTCGTTGGTGGTGGCGGGGGTGGGACCAAGAAGAAGAAGGGTCACTCGACCACGAACATCATAATTGCGTCGCCCGGCGCGGGTGGCGGTCAGGCTGCTGCTCCGCGTCCGGTGCCAGTTCCAGTGCCGGTCAACCGGCCCGTACCTGTTCCGGTTGGCGCAGGCCCCGGCGGTATACCTCCGGTGCCGCCGCGTCCTCCGATGGGGCCGCCCGGTGCCGGTGGCCCGCCTATCAATGTGAATGTTCCGCCGCCTGCAGCGGCTGGTCCGGTCGGGCCTCCGCCTGGGATGAGGCCGCCCGGTATGGCCGGTGGTGGCTTGATTGGCTCGACCTATCACAACTGGGGCAAGGGCTTCAAAGAGGGTGGCAGCGTAAAAAAAAAGGCTAACGGCGGGATGACCGCTGGTTTGGGTGCGGTGCCGCCGCGCAGGCCGGTCATGCCCGGTGCTGCTCCTGGTGGTGCTCCTGTTGCAGCGCCCGGTGGCGCTCCCGGTGTGCGTCCTGGTGCTCGCCCCGGCGCGCGCCCGCCGGTCGTGCCGCTCACGGGCAGAGGCGGCGGTCCTGGCGTGCGCGGTCCTGGTTACAAGGACGGCGGCCATGCCGATGAGGCACAGGACAAGAAGCTCATCGCCAAGATGATGAAGTCCAAGAAGTATGCTGGCGGTGGCAAGGTTACGTACCATGAGGATGGCGACGAGGTTGAGCCACAGGCCAGCAGCACCTCGGTCTCATCTCCCGCGAATGCGTCCCAGACCAGTGCGGGCGGAATCATGAAGGCGCTGGGTGGATTGGGTAAGTCTCTCAGCCCAACTGCTTCCGGCTCCACGGGCATTGATGCGGTGAAAGCGGCACAGGCCGCGCAGACGGCGGCGGAGAAGGCCGGTCAGTCGGCTTCAGCGTCCACGCAGAACCTCGGTCGCTCCGCGAGTCAGGGGTTCAAGCCCGGTGCTGTGCCCGGTGCCATGGGTGGCGGCGGTGCCAACAAGTTCCAGATCGCGAAGGATGGCGGTGGGATCAAGAAGCTGAAGGCGGGCGGGGCGACCGGGCAGGGCCGTCTCGCCAAGATCGCGGGTGCCCGTGCGGTGCCTGCGAAGACGGAGATCTGATGTTCGACCGGGAGGACGTGGTCTTCAAGGACGCGCTGGAGCGCGTGATCCAGCGGATTCTGTTTGGTGACAACGAGAAGCCGGGGCTCAACCAGGGGCTCCGGGCCTCACAGACGTGGGAGATGTTCCAGCGCACGGCGGGACGGATCGAGGGGCTGGAGCTGGCGCTCAAGGAGATGGATGCGCTGGCGGCACAGATGAACGGCGACGAGCCAGTTCGTAATCATCTTGGACGGGTAAACTGATGGCGCAGCCAATTCTCACGGTAGGTGGTGGCACGATGTCCACCATGGCGCAGGGAGTGCAGACGCCCTGGCGCAATGACGATGAGGCCGAGGAATACGCGGAAGACCCCAAGGAGTTCATGTTGTCCAGGTGTCGCATCTGGATGGACAACATCGAATGGCTGGGCAACTACGTCATCGCCGCGACCTATTACCTTCCGGCGTTCGAGATTCTTCCCAACGGTCACAAATTCTTCCGCTCGGAGAAGTCGCATGACGAGGCGGCTTTTCAAGGCAAGGTCGGCTTGGTCTTGGGCAAGGGGCCATTGGCGTTTGTGGATGACGAGCGCAACAAATTCAGAGGCCAGAACGTCGAAATCGGCGACTGGATTATTTGGGACATCCACGATGCGCGGCAGACCTCGGTCAACCGCGTGCATTGTCGGTGGATCCCGGATGTGAGGATTCTCGGAAAACCGAAGGATCCGAAGCTGGTGTATTAGGAGAGGACAATGGCTGACGAAGTACAGGATGGCGAGGATCTCGTCATCGATTTGAACGCTGCGCCAGAGGCAGAGAAGGCTGATGCAGCGCCCGTTACCAAGCCAGCACCGGTTCCTGGTCCGCCGCCTTCTGTTGCTCCCCAGGTCGGGTTGAAGGATCTGG